TAGAACGAGGCATAGCATTAATAACTTCATTAGCTCCTTCAGTTATAAACTGATCTAAGGCAGCTTGGTCGGTGCTATAAGCAGTACCAACTAATTCTATTACTTGTGCGTCAAAATTTGCCATTTATTTATTTCTTTTTAGATTTTTTCTTAGATTTCTTTTTAGCAGACTTTTTCTTTTTAGGTCTACCCTTTTTACTTCCGTAAGTTCCTGCACCATAAGGCATATTAAAATCCTTTCCACCGTTTATCGGCTTTGTTCATTTTTTTAATACTTTCGTCATAGGAAATAGTATTAAATTCTACATCAGTTCTTTTACCAGCTTCACTTATAACAAATGAATTAGTAGTAAACTTTGGAGCTGATGCTCTTTTACCACAATCTCTACAGAAAAACCAATTTTCTGGATTTGGATTATCGCAATGTTGACACTTAAGCTTACGCACCAGATACTACCATAGTTAAAATCTTATCACCTTTTAATGCACAATGTGATATAGATATAACTTTATTATTAGTAGAGTCTAATCCTGCTATATGGTCATAAACATCTTTTGCAATCTCACCAGCACTTTGTGTTTTAGTTCCTGGTTTAGGATTGTGAATAAATACTTTAACATCTGTATTTGATGCGTTGTAATCTGCCATTTTCTATTTCCTTAATTTAAATTTTTAGGATATTCGGGGCTAAACTTTTTTTGAATAGCCCCACAGAATCCAAATCTGTTAATCCTTATTTATTCGGATTATTAAGCAGAAGCACTTTCTACTATAACAGTTGTACCAATGGCAACTGGAACATATCCAGATAAATGCCAATTAACACCGTCACAGATAAAAGTCATTCTTAGACCTTCAATAGCCTGAGAAACAGAACCGTCAATAGTTATTTTAGATAAACCATCAACATCATCAACTGTACTATTAGCTGCACCTGCAACAATATATCCGTAGATATCAGTTCCATTAGCACCTGTAGTCACAATGAAGTCAGCGTCATCATCACAATTTACTGTAAAACAGAAATCGTAATTAACACCAGCGACTGCATCTGAAGCTGTTGGTAATGTTAAAGTAACATTGTTGTCTACAGCAGACATATCAACTGCGAAAAGAGTTCCAGACTCTGAAGCTTTAAGCGTTCTTGTTACAGCTGCAGAATTATCAATCTTCTGAAAAGCTTTTTCGCCAGTTTCAAAAGCACCACTATTTTTATTTATCTTATCAGTATACATATTATAACCTCCTAAAATTCTACGTTGTAGAGTGTGTGAGATTCAGGTAATGTAATTTCTAAGCCTGCTTCGGTTAGAATCATATCTTTTCTCAAGTCCTCATCAGCGTTTTGAATGTTAGACATTATTGCTGTATCACGATTAATACCATTTCCAACTAGTGGACGGTATGCAATTTGACTCATATCAATCATAGCCATAAAGTTAGAAGTCATACCTCTAAACAATGGCTCTTTGACTAAGTGCATTGTACCGTGAACAGTTTCAATTGTAAATACCTTATGACCAAATGCACCAGCTCTCTCTTCCATATTCATACGGTGAGGAGATTGGTTAGTAGTAGTAGCAGCACCACTTAATGCAGCATTAGCATTGTGTGATAAACTTGTACTTAAGAATGAATCTTTTCCAAGTTTGTTAAAGTAACTAATTACAGGAAGACCTGCAAGTACTAGTTTCTCGCTTGCACCACCACGTGCTGGATCAAAAATTACTTCCATATCAGAAAGCAATCTATCGTAAGTTAATTCGGAATCAGCAACACTTCTAAAATAAGGTTGTCCAGATGTATAAGAAAGATCAGCATCACCAATCTGTGCAACACCATTTTTTAGTATATGTCCAACCACACCCTCTGTGTATTGAATTGAACTTACTCTTGCTTTTTGACCGAATAATAAAGCTCTTTCAATGTCAACTTTATGCTCACGAAGTTTCATCGCCCAAATGCGTTCCCATTCGTTTGCATATCCGCGATAGCGTGTTGCAATCGCTGTGTTTGACATCTCACAAGCCGTTTTAAAGATCTGTGTATAGCCATAGTTATCTTCAATTTCACTAGACCAGGCATCTGGAGATGCTGAGCCTTCTTGAAATGAAGTACCAATTACTTGACATAGATCGTTATCTGCTAATGCATCTTCACCACTAATAGCACCACCTGAGTTAGTTAAAGAAGAAAAGTCAATAACTTTTCCTGTAAATGTAGTAGAAGAACTACCAACTACTGGAGCACTTTCAATTCTAACTAAAACCTGTGAATAACCTGCACTTGAATTTTTTCCAAGCGAAGCTACTGAAAATACCATACCTTTAATTAAAAAGCTAGGTGCGGTTCCACCTGAAGCACTACCACCAGTTGCGCTATCTGCGTCAACTGTAAATGAGTAAGAACTTCCAGCGGTTACTGTGCCAGGAGCTGATGCTAGTAAAAAGTCTCTCGTTGACCAATCGATTTTTGAACGATTTTCTAAAAATCGGAATACAGGATCATCCGTTGGAACTTTTGCAACCTTTGAAAGATATACAAAAAACGGTGATTCCTCAGGTGCCAATTCGGCAACCCTATCCGAGAAATCGTATAATCGTCTACGGTCAGGAGCGGTTCCTATACCAGCACTAGTGGCAGCAGCTGTAATATCATAACTGGATTTTATTCCTTGTGTAACAGCCATTTGTTACCTCCTATTTGATTATATTAATTAGGGAATTCTCCCTGCTTGCCCTGCTTGCAAAATTCTATCCCAAGCTGAATCCTGTTCATTCTTTTGTGGTGGTTCGCCACCTTGAAGAATCCCAGCTGTTCTTGGAATACTTTGAGTTGCTTTAACTGCTTCCATATTTGGAGAAACGTTATCAGCTCCTTTATTATAATGCTTACGATAAACATCAATTAACAAATCAATTGGTAATTGATCTCTTGGCGTAGTAGCAAAATCTATAAAGTCATTAATATCCTTTTCATCTTTCATATCATAACTAGTTGCCAACTCGTTGCGTAAATTTTGCAACGCTACTTGACCTTGAAGATCAGACATATGTTTTCCAACTGCCTCATCTACCAAAGCCTTTTCTTGAGCCGTCCTCATTTTAAATGAAGCTGACTCTGGTTTGTAATAGGCTTCCCACGGGTCAAAAGATGATTCGTCGACTGTGTCGCTATCATCTGTTTCGCGTATAGTTTCTTGAGAACTTTTTCCTTCAAGCCTTTCTTTTATAGCCTCAACTACATCTGGTCTTGATTCAAGAACCTGTTGTAATTCAGACATTGGCTGAAGTTTTTCATAGTCACTTTGAAGTTTCTGATAATCAGAATTCTGTTTATCATACATAGATTGAAACTTCTTAGTTTCATTTTCCCAATCAGTAGCATAGTTAATTTCAGACTCGTCACCTTCTTTAGTTATTAAATTAGGTGCTCTTTTATTTCCTTCGTCAATTACGCCATCTTGAACACTTGGAATCTCTGAAGCCAATTCTACATCTGGCATTGAGACTTGCAAGCCTTCCCTTGTTGTTTTACCAACATTCTGTTCAACTACATCGCCTTGCACTTGATCTTCCATATAACCTCCTTTAGATCTCTTCTTTAATTCGAAACACCCTTAGATACTTCGAAGAAGCTTGACCTTTGATTATTGTTTATTCTGTGCGCTCCCCTTTTTAGAGGAACTCCCTTTATTCGCCTTTTGTATAGCTAACGCAGCTTCGGCACGAACATCTGCTTTATCAATCACCTTTTCTAGTTCTCCAAGCTTAACTCTTTCTTTATATTTCGCCTCAGAGCTAATCTCTTTTAGGTCGGTTTTGAATTTCTCTGTGATAACTTGCTTCTTAGCGTGGACAGCTTCTCTGTCAGCTGTTTGTAAATCACCACTGAGTTCTTTTATTTGACCCTCTAGTTGTTGTATGTATGACTGCATTTTAGACATCATACCTTTGCGTTGCAATACACCTTCTTTGTCATAGATCTCTGTTTTCTTTAAGACCTCGACATCATCTACCAATCCCAACTTATACGCTTCAAGATACATATTATATTCCGCCATCTTATTTGAAGGTAAAGTTGAACCTGATATTATTCTAACATCGTGCTGACCTAATGATATATCATTATCAATT